CCGCACTTTATAAACAAGCAAAAGAATTACCTAATGTAAATTATATTGGTTATAAACCTAACGAATACATATTAGAACATATGACAGACTATGATTTGTTTGTTTACCCATCTATATTTGAAGAGACATTTTGTGCTTCAGCTTTAGAAGCTTTAGCTGCTGGTCTTCACGTTATAACAACAAACTTTGGTGCTTTACCTGAAACATGTGCTGAATGGCCAGTTTATGTAAATTATACAAAAAATTTAGAATTATTAGCAGAAACGATTGCAAGTGCGATAGATACAAGTGCACAATACTTACATACAGATGTAATACAAAACCATTTAAACGAACAACAAAAATATTATAAAAATTTTTATAGCTGGGATAAAAAAGCTATGGAATGGACAAATTTTTTGAAAGGAGCTCTAAGTGTCAAGCAGTAAATATATAAATGAGGATACATATCAAACTCTACAAGAAGTCAGTATTGAAACACAGTCTGATTATGAAAAAGCTACAGAACCTTTATGGAAAGAAGATTCTAATCAATATAAAAATATTGAGGTTTTTGTTGCAACACCTGTGCATAGTGAAGTTTCAATACATTACACTCAAGCCTTAATAGAATTTCAACAAGAATGTTTTAAGAAAAAACTTAAAGTGTCATTTCATTTAATTAAATCATCTTTGGTTACACAAGGAAGAAACTTATCAGTTGCAGGATTTCTTGAATCTAAAGCAACACATTTATTATTTATCGATTCAGATATATATTTTCAAGGTAAGTCTATATTTGCTATGCTTAAAGCGGATAAAGATATCATATCTGTGCCATATCCTTTAAAAACTTTAATGTGGGAAAAAGCATTTAATAAAATGCAACAGGGGTTAATAAAATCACCAGATGATATTAGAAGAGCCTTGCACACTTATCCTATGAAAGTACCTGATCCCAATAATATAAAAGTTGTCAAAGGTGTTATGGAAGTAACTGATTCACCCACAGGATGTATGCTAATAAAAAGAGAAGTAATTGAAAAAATGATTGAAAAATATCCTGAAAAAGAAATAGTACAAAAGACAGTTATCAATGGTAAATATGTTAACAAACCGAATATGTGGAATTTTTTTGATACTCTTCATGATCCCAAAGAAAAGACTTACAATGGGGAAGATTTTGCTTTCTGTAAGCTTTGGAGAGATTTAGGGGGTAAATGTTATGCTTATATTAATGACGCGATTGTACACATTGGAGAGCATCAATACCAAGGTAAGTTTCATGATGAGTTGATATCAACCAAGTAAAATGGTAATATTAGAGACTTTAGATCTAAAAGGAGAATTTATATAATGCTACAATTTTTACCTTACGCACTTGCAGCATATGGTGGTTATAAAGGTTATAAAGCCAACAAAGATGCAGGGGCATCAGGAATCAATAGAATACTAGGAGCAATAACAGGTGCAGGTTTAGGTTATTACGGTGGTCAAGCAATTCCAGGAGTTGGTGCAGCTGGGTTTAAAGGTATACCAGGTTTACCTCTTCTACCTAGTGTAAAAACTTCTGCACTTACTAATTTATCAATGGAAGGAGCTGGGGGTAGCACTTATGGTAACCAACTTGTAGCCATGCAAAATAAAAATAAACCAAGTTCATTAGGAAACCTTGCTAAATTTTTTACAAGACAAAGAGTTGAAGACGGTCAAGTTATTGAAGGTGAGACAGAAATCGATCCTATGAAAGCGGGTATTGGTGTAGGAGCATTAGCTTATTTATCTGGTGCATTTAAACAAAAACCAGTAGACTTATTTCAACCAACCTATAATCTTGCTTACGGTGATTTTGCAAGAAAAAGACCAGATTTTAAATATATAGATCCAACTACAGGTGAAGAAAAAACTTACGAAAAAGTTTATATACCTGAGCAAGACAGACCTGCAGATGCAGAAAGAATGGGTCCGTATGAAATTTCAAGAAACAGATTTAACACAGGTGGTTTAGCTGAGGTAAAAAAATTTAATGAAGGTGGTGTAAATTATTTACCTTCTAAAATGTCCCATGATGAAAACGATTCTAACAATTACGTAAGAGCAACAGGATACGTTGAGGATGGGTCAGGTGTAGGAGACAAAAACGAAGATACAATGTTAGCACAGTTGGCTGACGGAGAGTTTGTGACGAGAGCAGATGGTGTATTGGGTGCAGGCATTATAGCAGGAGCCAATCCTAATAGTATTAAAGATATGAGAGAAAAAGGTGCTCAGTATTTTTACGAACAACAAAAAAGATATAAAAGAGTATTTGATATAATCCAGGATGCTAATGAGACAAACAAGAAAAAAAATTAAACCATTAGTTCAAGTTATCTCTGTTGAACCTAAAGATATAGAAAGATTTTGGCCTTTGGCTGAGTTTATGGTTAGTGAAGCATTGAAATATTCTGGTAAGTATGCTGATGCTAAACACATATATGATTATCTTAAAAAAGATATGATGCAGTGTTTTTTAATGTTTGGATCTGATGAATTAGAAGAAAATAAAGTTTTTGGTGTTGGTATAACTAGAATATCTGAGATGCCAAACTATCAGCAGTTAGAGATTGTCATCTGTACAGGAAAAAGAAGGGACTTATGGGAAGATCAATTTGTTGATACAATAACAAAGTTTGCAAAAAATAATGGTTGTAAACGTTTAAGTCTTTGGGCTAGACCTGGTTGGGAGAAAGTCTCAAAAAAATGGGGATGGCAAAAAAAACATGTGCAATTAGAGAAGTGGATAAGTAAATGAGTTTTATAAGTAATATATTTGGTGGCGGTTCATCCGCTTCTACACCAGCTTCCCAAACACAATATGTTAGAGAAGCTCCAGGTATAGAAGAAAGAAAAATAGAGTTAATGGATATTGCGCGTCAGGTAGCGCAAAAACCAGTCAGCATTCCTGATGTAAAAACTGCACCTTTAAGTGTTTTAGAACAGAGAGGAATTAAAGATGCAGGGACAACGGACATCGGATCATCAACAACGAGCGCAGGTATTGGGCAAATATTATCAGCGGCAAAAGCACCAAACATAACTCAGTTTTTTAATCCTTATCAAGATTACGTTACTGATGAAATTAATAGACAAGCACAGATAGGACAAAATCAATTATCCGCACAAGCTGTTAGATCAGGTGCTTTTGGTGGAGGAAGAGAGGGTGTGCAAAGAGCAGAACAAGATTTAAGAAGATTAGAAGCAATAGGAAGATCGCAAGCGCAAGGATTTAATACTGCATTAGGCGCGGCACAGAATCAACAAAGAGTTGGATTAGCTGCAGGACAACAATTAGGTGCACTTGGACAACAACAACAAGAAATGGCCCGACAAGATATAAATCAATTGTTAGCAGCCGGTGGATTAGAAAGACAATTAGCACAAACAGCACTAGATGCTCAAAGAGCAACACAATTACAACAAGCTTATGAGCCATTCCAAAGAGCAGAATTCTTAAAAAATATATACGCTGCAGGGCCTACTAGTCAGTCACAAATAACAATGTCCACTGCACCGACAGCAGCACCTTTGGCACAATCTATAGGGACAGGGTTAGGAGCTTTTCAAGCGTTTTCAGGTGTAGGAGGGTAAATGAATAAGGTTTTATTAAGACCTCTTTTCAAAGATGCCTATCTTAAAAAAGAAAAAAAGTTAGAAGTTAAAAAGTTTAACGTAGGTGGTTTTTCTAGAGTAGAAAAACAAAATCTATTACTAACTCCAATTACATCTGCGTTATTACAAGCAACAAAAAGACCAGGTGAAGGAGAGTTTGGAGCTTTAGCTAGAGCCTTTGGTAAAGGTATTGAAGCATTACCACAAACTCAACTTGCAATTAAGAATTATGATTTACAAGCAAGAGAGGAACAGAGAAAAATAAATGAAGCTAAAAAAACAAAACTTGCAAGCACAAAAACAGTTTATGATGTTGATTTAGATAAAAATGTTTTAGCGACTGAATTACAAATACAGACTACAGAATCTACAAAAAATCCTGGATCAATGAGATACTTGCCAGAAAAGAAAGAACCAAAAGCAGATTCATTTCAAAGTGTTTGGAACACAGAAACTCAACAAGAACAATTTGTACCAAAGAGTCAGTTAACAATGAAAAACACTAAAGGTGAACCTTTATTTGTTCCTGTAGGAAACAAAGCCTCTCCAATAGCAGTCTATCCAATAGATTCTGAAACGGGAGAACAGGGACCTATGGAATTTAGAACCAAAGCAGAAATTTTAGATCCAAAAAATAAAGGAAAATTTGTTCCTCAAGAAGGTAATATTGAAGCAATGCTTAAAGTAACTGATATCCAAAGAAATAAAAAATTAAGATCTGACGCAGAAATTAGAATGACAAATGCAAGAGATGTGTTAAATATTATAACGGATATACGTGATGACGTACGTAAAAGAGGTGCCTTTACTGGAACAGCAGGTGATGTTGTAATTAACATTGCGGGCGTGACAGGTTTTGTTGATTCATTTATTAACAAAAGAAGAAAAGAGGATGAAAACTTTGAGAAAGATTACGCAGCAGCTTATAATTATGTAAACAACGAACTTACAAATCCTGACAGTGACAAATTTAATGCTAAAGTTACAAGATATTTAAACGCTCCAGAAACTCAACAAGCTAGAACATCTATTATTGATTTAGCTTACGCTATTGCAAAAGTTAGAGAACCTGGCGGAAGATTTAGTGTTCCTGATATTGAACTAGCTTTACAATCTATTGGTAATAGTTCAAACATAGAAGTGTTTGAAGCTGGTTTAAAACGTATTGGTTTAAATACAGCAAGAGGTGCTATCAATAATTATATGGATAGATTTGGTGTATCAAGAGATGAGATACCAGGAAACTATGAAGATGTATTGAAAAGCTTTGATGCTTTAAGAGGTTTAAATGTTGAAGAAGGTGACGAGCCAGACATAAGTCCTGGAGGTTGGAACTAATGATTACTGTAGCAAATGTTAACGAATACAAAGAAAAGTACGAAAAAGAACTGGGAGAGTATGAGCAGAGAACGGGAAAAACTGTTACAGACGAATTAATAACAAAAAAAGTTTACAATGCTTTATCAAAGAAGGCTGATATAGATTTCTATTCTTTCTACAGTTCTTTTAACCCACAAGGTAAATATTCTAACATTG